CCCCAACACAGTCGGTATTGCACCAAGATAGTCCCTTTACTGCCCGACCAGTCCAAAACTAAACCGGATGACTACCAAGCAGTCCAAAGTGCTACGAGGGGCAACTAAACCAAGGCTTCAAAACATCCCTCTTAAGGGCGAAGATAAGCTGCAAGATGTAAAAGATTTGTGTGAAATAATCTCGCAGCCTTTACTGCCCTGGCAAGAGTATGTGCTGGCTGACATGCTTAAAATAGACAAGACTGGGGCTTGGATTCGCAAAACCAATTTATTGTTAATAGCCAGGCAGAATGGCAAGACTCACCTAGCTCGTATGCTTATATTGGCTCACCTGCTCAAGTGGGATAGTAAGAACATCTTGATTATGTCATCGAACCGTTCAATGGCATTAGACACCTTCCGACAAGTCGCACAAGTATTGGAGAGCAATGACCATCTCAAAGGATTCGTTAAGCAAATTAGGTATGCAAACGGAACTGAATCTATTGAGATGCTGGACGGAAGAAGGCTTGATGTTGTTGCGGCAACTAGAGATGGGTCTCGCGGCAGAACTGCAGATTTCCTATTCATCGACGAGCTCCGAGAAATCACCGAGGAAGGTTACAGAGCGGCAATCCCTACTACTAGAGCGCGTCCAAATTCTCAGACGCTTCTTACCTCTAATGCAGGAGACGCTTTCTCGGTAGTCCTCAATGGCATGAGAGAAAGGGCGCTAGAAAATCCTCCGCAAACCTTTGGTTATTATGAATACTCTGCTCCCCAATACTGTAAAATAACTGACAGATCAGGTTGGGCTCAAAGCAATCCAGCCTTATCATTCTTGATTACCGAGGAGACACTTGAAGAAGCTGTGGCTACAAGTCCGATTGAAAACACTAGAACAGAGCTGCTCTGCCAATGGATTGATTCTCTCTCGTCTCCTTGGGCTCATGGAGTCCTCGAGGATACGTCGGATGCTTCCCTCAAAATCCCGCCGGGTGGTTATACTGTTTTTGCTTTTGATGTGTCACCATCTCGTCGTAATGCGTCTTTGGTTGCTGGGCAGATACTTCCAGACGGGCGTATTGGAGTCGGGATATTACAAACATGGGAGAGTCAGGTCTCTGTGGATGAGCTTAAAATCGCTGCGGATATCAAAGGCTGGGCGGATAACTACAGACCTAAGCAGATATGTTTCGACAAGTACACGTCCCAATCAATCGCAGACAGACTAACTAATGCAGGGCAGATATGCCTAGATATCTCTGGCGCTGCTTTCTACCAGGCATGTACTGATCTCAATGACGCTTTGAACGCGCATCGACTTGTACATTCAGGGCAAGAAAATTGGATTCAGCAGATGAATAACTGCGCTGCAAAGACCAATGACTCATCTTGGAGAATTGTAAAACGCAAGAGCGCTGGCGATGTATCAGGGGCAATTTCTACAGCAATGGTTGTGCATCAATTAACTAAACCACAACAGGTAGCGGCAATCTACTCCGCTTGACCTACATGTAGTGTATAATTGCGGTCTATGGGTCTCCTTTCGCGCCTTACAGGTGCAACAAAAACAGCTGATGTTAAAGCGCAATATGCTCCGCAAGTTTTAGGTGAGTATTCTGCCTATTCAATTCCGTTTCAGTTTGCTTTAGTCAGCCGCACAGAAGCCCTTGGTGTGCCTGCCCTTTCTCGCTGTCGTAACCTTTTAGCTGGCACAATCGGCACGATACCTTTAATGCTGCACAAAAAATCAACAGGCGAAATGCTGACCAATCCACTCTGGCTCGACCAGCCTTCCTACAATCAACCACGATCTGTAACTATTGCCTACACAGTTGATTCACTTTTATTTTATTCGCAAGCCTTCTGGAAAGTAATCGAAATTTATCAGGAAGATGGACGCCCATCGCGCTTTGAATGGGTTGCTAACAATAGAGTGACTGCAACACTTGACAAAGATAATGTGTATGTTAAGTATTACGCGGTAGATGGCATAACAGTGCCAAATGACGGATTAGGTTCGCTTATTACATTCCAATCACTTAATGATGGAATCTTAAACACAGGCGTATCAACTATTCGATCAGCAATTGATATACAGAAAGCTGCTTCTGTTGCCGCCGCGACTCCAATGCCTACTGGATATCTTAAGAACTCTGGAGCTGATTTACCACCTGCTGAAGTTCAAGGATTACTGGCAGCCTTCAAAAACGCTCGTCTAACTCGTTCAACCGCTTATTTAACTTCAACTCTTGATTACCTAACAGTAGGTTTTAGTCCTAAAGACATGCAGTACAACGAAGCAATTCAGAATCTAGCAACAGAGATTGCTCGTCTGTGCAATATCCCACCTTACTACGTCAGCGCAGACCAAAATACGACAATGACCTATGCCAACGTCCAGGACGAGCGTAAGCAATTTCTGACGCTATCCTTGCAGCCTTTTATCTCCGCTATTGAAGATCGCTTGTCAATGGACGATATTACAGCGCGTGGCAACTATGTCCTGTTTGACATTGATAAAAACTATCTACGCACAGACCCACTTGTCGAGTTGCAGGTTATTCGCGAGCTGCTTGACCTACAGCTCATTACCCAAGAGCAAGCAATGGGCATGACAGACCTAACACCTAACGGAAGCAATGGGATGATATATGAATGAAATGATAACCTTTTCAGCAGAACTCACAGCAAACCATGAGACACGCACTATTGCCGGCAAGATAGTTCCCTTTGAAGGCGAAGTAGGAATCACCTCGGCAGGAGCAGTTGTCTTTGAGCGCGGTTCAATTAACATGCCTGAAGCAAGCGCGGTCAAACTTCTTCTTGAACATGATCCGAAGCAGCCTATTGGTCGCGCACAATACATGAATGAAAAAGAAGATGGAATTTATGCCTCATTTAAGATTTCTAAATCCTCACGCGGAACAGATGCCCTCATAGAAGCATCGGAAGAACTTCGTACTGGTCTATCAGTAGGAGTTATGGTCAATGCAGCAAAGCCTAAAAATGGCGTGTTGTATGTATCGAGTGCTGACCTACTCGAAGTTAGTTTGGTGCAAGCGGCGGCTTTTAAATCTGCTGCGGTCACCGATATAGCGGCGTCATCAGATGAAGTCGTTGAACCCATCCAACCAACAGAAAGCGAGACAGCCAACGTGGAAGAAACCACTCCAGCAGTCGAAGCAACACCTACAGTTGAGGCTGCCGCAGTTGAAGCTGCTCGCCCTGCTGTAACAGCAATGGCTTACACAAAGCCACGCATTGAAGTTACAAAGCGTAGTTATTTAGAGAATACACTCAAAGCAAATCTTTACCAAGATGAGGATTCTCGTCAATGGATTCGCGCAGCTGATAACGATCAGACAACAGGTGAAGGATTTATTCCAACACCACAAAGCACACAGCTTCTCAACTTCCTATCTAACGCAGACCGCCCAATGATTGATTCGATTTCTCGCGGCGCAATGCCAGAGTTTGGAAAAACTTTTGAGTTGCCTAAGATTACTGAAGTTCCTATTGTTGATCAGATTGATGAGAATGGTGCAGTAACAGAGTCACAACTTGAAGCATCATTTATTACAGTCACAAAGAAGTCATTTAAGGGACGCGCAATTACTACCCTAGAACTTCTCACAAACTCAACACCTGCATTTCTTGATGAACTTATTGTCCAGATGGAATTTGCTTACGCAAAAGATACTGAACAATTCGTTACAACAGCTGTTCAGGGCGCAGGTACACTTAACGCAACAGCACAGGCTAATTCAGCAACAGGATTGCTAAGTTATGTCGCAAGCGCAGCAGCGGCAGTTTATTCTGCATCACTTGGCTTTGCTCGCAACATGATTGTTACTCCAGAACAATGGGCTAACATTATGTCGTATAACGATGCAGGAAGACCAATTTACATTGCTGCGAATCCTCAAAATAATGCCGGGCAGCTGTCACCTACAAGTTTGCGCGGCAACGTAGCCGGACTTGACTTGCGTGTATCTCGTTACATGCAGGGTTCTGGGGGAGTTGGCACAGCTGATTACTCAATGGCTGTAATCAACCCAGATGCTTACACATGGTATGAGGGTGCTCGTCAGCAACTTCGAACAAACATTAACTCTGACGGAACTGTAGATATTCTACTATTCGGTCAGGGAGCCCTTGCCACTAAATTAGCGGCTGGTGCAAACTGGTTCAACTTCACATAAGCAATACCCTAAGTCGCTAGGGGGGCTGCCAGAGCCCTTGCAGCTCCCCTAGTCTTTAGAAAGGATAACAATGAGTACAACGACAGTTGCAGAACTTAAAGCAGCACTTGGAGTTGGTAGTCTCTATGCAGACGCCACAATCCAAGAAGTTTGCGATGCAGCTGATAATGCCTTGTTGCCCTTTCTATGGATGAACGAGAATTACAATATAGCGCACGAAAACACAACGACAGAAGGAACTCTCTACTTTACTGAAAATGTAAAGGATATTTATTACGTTGGGCAATCAGTAACAGTTACTAAGAATTCAGCTCCTTTTAACGGCACTAAGACAATTACTGCTGTTGATAATCACTCAATTACTTTTGCTGTAACTGGCAGCCCTACAGCTACCGAGTATCACCCAACAGTTCCTTATGGCATTGTCTCCGGCGTAACACAGAATACTTATGCGACAATCCCGGCAGTTAGAGAAGCAAGCCTGATGGTCTGCGTGTCTATCTGGACTGCTCGACAGACTAACTCTGGCAATGGTATGCAACCTGACGGATCAATGGGCAGCATGTACACAATGTCATCACAGCTAATTGCTCGTGTTCGTGGCTTGCTTGCGCCTTATCTTGACCCTCGTTCTATGGTGGGCTAATGCCAGCGATAACCACACTCCGCACATCAATCGCATCGGCTCTAACTGATAACTCGTTGTATTCTGTATTCTCCTTTCCACCTGCCACGCCTATTGCTAACAGCCTTATTTTGACTCCGGCAGACCCATACATTGTGCCTACCAATAATGACCGCACAACAGTTGCGCCCATGGCTAACTTTACTATTTCAATCCTTGTACCTTTGCTCGATAACCAGGGCAACCTTGCTGGAATAGAAGCTGACGTGGTTCGGGTCTTTGCGCTCCTTGAGGCTTCCAGCATTGTATTTAATGTAGGAAGCGTCAGCGCGCCCAGCGTCCTGTCAATCGCTTCGGGAGATTTACTTACTTGCGACATTGCAATAAGCACCCTAACGGAATGGAGTTAAATCATGACCGATTTAGCACAATGGGAAAAAGAGAATGAAGCCTTCCTGATTAAAATCGGTCAGGTCGCTCCAAAGGCAGAACCAAAACCAACAACTAAGAAAGACGAGGAATAAACTAAATGGCAGTATATCTAGCAAATACGGGAATTCTTACTGTTAATGCAGTAGACCTCTCATCACTAGTCTCATCTGTAACAATCAATCGCTCATTTGATGAGCTGGAAATTTCCGCACTTGGCGATGGCGGCCACAAATTCGTAAAGGGTCTGGAAGCATCTTCAATCACTATTGACTTCTTCAACGATTCTGCATCTTCAAAGACTCTACAGACATTGCAGACAGTATGGGGAACAAACACAACAGTAACCTTCAAGCAGGTTGACGCAGTTGTATCAGCTACAAACCCTCTTTACACAATGACTTGCCTTGTCAATAACACAACACCTGTAAATGGTGCAGTTGGAGACCTTTCAACTCAAAGCGTAACTTGGAACGTATCCGGTACAATCGCAGTAACAACTTCCTAAAAACTAAGTAAGGGGCTAACATGGCAAAACTTAAAGTAACAAGGGCTGACGGACAGGTAAACGAGTATGAAATTACTCCGCTACTAGAGTACAGCTTTGAGCAATATGCTAAAAAAGGCTTTCACAAAGCCTTGATTGAGGATCAGAAGCAGTCAGACGTGTATTTCCTATGTTGGGATGCAATTAGGCGTTCGGGTGAAACAGTCAAACCTTTCGGGGAATCATTCCTTGAGACACTCAAGTCAGTCGAGGTCTTAGAGTCTGACCCTTTAGGGTAGATCGGAACTCCCTCACCTATCTCGCAGCTCGCTTGAGTTACGAGTATGGAGTTCCCTTCCAAACCATTGTCGAACTACCGGCAGCGGCGTTTAAGGCACATATAGAAGTCCTTAAGGACTTAGCAAAGGAGCGAAGCGATGCCAGTAAAACTGCAAGGCGCTATCGCTCTTAGGAAAGCCTTACGCAACTTTGAGCCCGACTTGGCTAAAGAAACAACCAAAGAGATTGGCAACTTTCTTAAGCCAGTAACTCGCAATGCCCGAGGCTTTTTACCATCCAATGCTGAAGCACCATCCGGTTGGCTTAAGCGCGAAGGCGCTAAGGGTCGCTGGTCTACTCGCTACTATGACAAGGCACTTGCAAGTCGTAGTATTGGTTACAAGTCATCACCCAGCAAAGCTAATCGCTCGGGCTTTCGTGCCTTGGCTTCTATCTTTAACAAGTCTGCTTCTGGAGCAATCTATGAGACAGCAGGACGCAAGTCTGCAGTTACTGGAAACTTTACTCCTAGACTAGGTGGCAAATTAACTGGCGAAGGTCAGAAGATGACAGGTCGCGCAATCTTTAGAGCCTTTGAACAAGATCGTGGCAAGGCTACAGCCGGAGTTCTTAAGGCTATAGAGACTTCAGCAGCTAAGTTTAATGCTAGGAGACCAGCCTGATGGCAGACTTAAGAGTTGATATTGCTTCGGAGTTCACCGGCAAAGCAGCCTTTACAAAGGCACAGAAAGCCACTAGCTCGCTTGACAAAGCAGTTGGCAGACTAGGCAAGCAGATTGCGTCAGTCTTTGCTTTTACAAAGATTGTGGCATACGGCAAGGCATCAGTTAAGGCGTTTGTCGAAGAAGAACGCGCAGTCTCACAGCTTACAACAGCGGTAAAAAACCTAGGTTTAGCCTTTGCGCAGCCACAGATTAACAACTTCATAGACCGTTTACAGGCAAGTTCTGCAATAGTTGATGATGAACTGCGCCCGGCTTTCCAGGCTTTGCTTACTACAACAGGATCACTTACAAAGTCCCAGGAGCTTCTAAGCCTTGCAATTGAAGGCTCACGCGGTAGCGGTATTGCACTGACTACAGTTACACAAGACTTAGCCAATGCCTATAACGGCAACACTCGGGGCTTGCGTAAATACAACTTAGGACTTACTAAGGCACAACTTACAACCATTTCTTTTGCAGACGTGCAGGAACGCTTTGCGCGTCAATTCTCTGGCGCTAACGCAGCCTACCTAGACACCTATGCTGGCAAACTTGATGTTCTTAAAGTAGCTTCTGAAACTGCAAAGGAAGTAATTGGCAAGGGCTTAGTAGATGCTTTAGTTTTGGCTGGCGGCAAAGACGGCGATATACAGAATGTGTCAGATGCAATGGGATCACTTGCAGAATACACAGCAGACACAGTTCGCGGCATGGGAGTCTTAGTAGCCAAGATAACTCAACTTAACGATAAGGTTGCTGGCGGCGCGCTAGGCAAGATTATCTCTGGCGGCTTTAACCTTGGCTTTACCGGGCTACTCAACAGACTTGGCAATCAAGCCCAAGAACGTCCTACAGCAGGACGCCGCTTTATGGGTGGGCAACAGGCTAACCTTTACTCATCTAGTGCGGCAGCAGAAAAGAAGTTGCAAGCGCAGCAGAAAACAATAGCGGCTAATCAACTTAAAGCAACTAAGGCTCTTACAGCAGAGCAGAAAAAACAGACGGCATTGAAAAGGGCTGCAACGATTTTTGACTTAGAACAGATTGGAATTATTGCAGCACTACAAGGCAAATTGTCTGAGGAAGACAGGATGCGTCTCAAGGCTCAACTAGCCTTGCTCAACGGCAATGAGGTAGTAGCAACAGCCTTGACTAAACAGATTCTTATGGCGCAGGATCAGACAGGCAATCTCTACAAACTATTCTTAGCCTTGCCAGATGCTCGCAATCCCTTTGCATACCTAGAAGGATATCTTGACATGCTTGCTGGCAAAGCGGCATCAATTTTATCTACACCAACAGTGGCAGCGCCATCAGCTTCCCAACCTTCTAAGATTATTGTTGGCGGCACTATAATTGATTTACCTACTACAAATGTCCAGACCGGTGCTTTCCCTAGATCACAACCCGGAGACTTCAGAGACGCAGAAGAACGGTCAAACAAGACTGGACCAATCCAGGTTGTAGTACAGATTGACGGCAAGGCAGTTGCATCATCACTTCAAAACTCATCACTATCAGGCATAGGCTCGACAGTTAATAGAACCGGGGGTTAGTCATGGCGCTGCCAGCAGACATCTCGGTATCTTTTGACTTCTCATCCGGTGCAACCTTTGGCTATCCCTTTACAATCGGCGATGCTAAATACGGAGTTCTAGGTACTGGCACACTTGCTGCCTCTACAGTTCCAACGCCAATTATCGACCTTACCCCTAGCGTACGCAGCATTACTATTGACAACGGGCGCAACATCCAGTCCGATACCTACCAGGCTGGCACAGCAGTAATCAGGGTTTATGACTCTGACGGATCGTGGAATCCGCAAAACACATCATCTATCTATTATCCATTTCTTGTACCGCTACGCAAGATTCGTGTAGCAGCTACAACAACCACAGCGCAGGAGTTCTTATTCTCTGGCTACACAACAGAGTATCGCTATTACTATGACCAAGCCGAGAACGTGGGCTATGTAGATATCTATGCAGCTGACGCCTTTAGATTGCTTAATCTTGCACAGGTCACAACTGTCACAGATTCAGGGGCAGGGCAAGCAACCGGCACACGCATAGGCAAAATTCTTAATGAGATTGACTTTCCGGCAAGCATGAGAACTATCTCAACAGGGCAGTCTCTATGTCAGGCAGACCCAGGCACCCTTCGCACATCCCTGTCGGCAATCCAAAACGTAGAGTTCTCCGAGCAGGGTGCGTTTTACTTTGACGGGTCAGGCACAGCCATATTTAAGAGCCGCAACGAGGTTGCATCATCAATCTCCGGCACTCCTATTGAGTTTAACCAGACAGGCGATATTCCATACAAGAACCTAGTCTTTGCTTTCGATGACAAGTTAATCATCAACACAGCCAGCATCCAGCGCATAGGCGGCACAGCGCAGGTCTATCAGAACGCAGACAGCGTAACTAAATACTTCCCTCATCAGTACAGCGCCCAGGACTTAGTTATCGACACCGATGCCAATGCCCTTAATATCGCTGCCACTTTTGTCGCGACCCATGCAGAGACCACCATTCGCATCGATGCCATGACTGTTGATCTGCTAGACCCAGCAGTCCCAACAGACACCATGATTGGCTTGGACTACTTTACTAACGTCAGAATATCCAATATCCAACCAAACGGCTCAACTATAGTCAAGACCTTGCAGGTGCAGGGACTTCGCTGGGAGATTAGCCCAAACGTAATGCAAGTAACAGTTACAACACTTGAGCCCATAGTCGATGGATTCATTATAGGAAGCGCAGAACGCGGTATAATTGGCGTGAGCGCAATGACTTACTAGGAGATATAAATGGCAACAGGCTTCCCCGCAATTACTGGCGATATTTTGACCGCCGCGGCATATAACGGCTTAGTGTCGTTTACCTTAAACGCACAGTCAGGTGCTACCTATACGGTGGCTAACGCTGACTTGTTTCAGTCCTTAGTACAGGCTACTAATGCCTCAACTAAGACTATTACTATTGCTCCTGACTCAACCCTAACCTCTGCCGTTGCTGGCAGCGCAATTACTTTCCTAAACACCGGCGCAGGTCTTTTAACTTTTGCAGCAGGATCAGGAGTAACCATTGTCTCTGCTGGCACAGTATCAGCAGCTCCTACTTTAGCGCAGCACAAAACAGCAGTAGCAATACGCACTGGGGCTAACGCCTATACAATCGTGGGTGGTATTGCGTAGTGATTGGAGCAATTACAGCAGGCGTTCTGACTCCCCCAGTACCGCCAGTTACTAACCTTACTGTTGACTACCTTGTTGTCGCTGGGGGCGGGGGCGGGGGCGGCGCTTCTGGTGATGGGGTCGCTGGTGGTTCAGGCGCTGGAGCAGGTGGCTTGGTCATAGGTTCCCTAACATTAAACTTGGGAACCGCATATAC